ATGGGGGGGAAACCAAACAACCGATGGGGGGGGGAACAAACAACCGATAGGGGGAAAGTCAAAGACACAAAAAACCCTACACCGACAAAAATTTACGCGTTACATCCAATTTTTTCCCACTAGATAACTGTGGTATTTGGGAATAATTCGCACTTCGGAGAATGCCTCGCATTGAATTCAATAAATCCAACCACGACACGGTTGGATTTTTTTTTATAGTTTCTAAAAAAACATAGGTCATCGCTCCTTGATAAGAATCCATTGGTTTAATATATGCATCCACGCTAGTTTGCCTATCCATACAGCCGCTAATCATTATCACATGGCTTTCCGTTTCCAAGTATTTACGCTCTTCGCTATTCTTATTCGCCCGTGTACTGTCTAAATATTGATAGCGCAGGTCTAATATGGTACCACTGTGACAACAATCAAACAATGCAAACAAGGTGACATTTTTTTTTAAATGTTTCCGGATTAAACGATTTAGTTCATCGTCTGTTATAAGTTCCAAATGGATGGATACAAGAACTTCATCTAAGCCATCTTTTTCATCGCCGTTTTTATCTCTCACATTTATACCGTGTCCGCTAAAAGATAAGAATAATACATCTCCACTACTGGCATTATTCAAAAGCGCTTTTATTTCAGCCAAAATATTATTTTTGGAAGGTATAGTGGGTGTATCATCTGTCATTAATTTTACATTATCAAATCCATACGTGGTTGTTAATACTTGTCCAATATTCGTTGCATCGTTAATGCAGCCATACAATTCATTCGTAGAATTTCTATAATTACAGCCAATAAGTAGCGCATTTTTTCGTAAGGACGTCCTGTCCGGCGTCAGTTCCGGCGTCATTTCCAGCGTCATTTCCGGCGTCATGTTCTGCTCTTTAAAGGCTTGCATTTCTGCATGATAGTCTTTCAATAAATGTAACATTTTTAAATTAAATTTTTCCGTGATAGCATTTTCGGTGATAGCATTCGTTTGCAAAGTGATTTCGTCTGGTTCAGTCATTATATAATAGTAATAGAAGATTATGTGTATATTATCAATACGACAAGTTCTCTATATCAATCAAGAGCGCTTCTTCCGGGGTTAAAAACCACACCCGATCCCCTTTACGGTCCAAATTATACGTCCGTAAAAACATTTCTTGAATGACGCAAGCGTGGGTATGATTAATCGCTTCCAGTTCATCCGGCGCGGCACTTTCTACCACGTTATGTAATTGGCGGTTCTTTTTCTTTTCCTCAATAATCTCTTTATATTTTGTCTGAATAAGAGCCAAATACGCCTTGTACATGTCTTCGCCCAAAATTTCCAGCAACATTTCGGTGGATTTACCATAACAGCGGGCCCCTTTATTACGTTTCTTCTTGACCCCATTCAATTCAAAGACTTTGAGTTTAAACACAATATTATTTTCTTCTTTCTTAAAATTGGCCATAAAGCCGACCACGCTATTTAATTTCGTCTTGGCCGGGAGAAACTGAGTCTTCAGCGCAGCAATAGGTTTTGCCAAATCATAGATATCTTCGGCTTCCGCGGGTACCCACTGCATGTCTTTGCGTATTAATAACTGCGGATCATTTTTGTGTTGCACATAGACACCGGTGACCCCTTTATTGCTCACGGCATTCTTTAACAAAATCTCTTTTATTTTCGCGCTAAACTCGTCCGGTGTAAAATCCTTTTGCACCACACCGGTCAGTAATACTAATTTATCTTCGTAGCGTAAATCATCGCATATATGATTCAATAATGCGTCTAACACCCGGGCGCGGGGTAAACCGAGGGTCTCCATCTCATTCATAACTTCGCTACAAAACTTATACCAATTGTCTTCCCCCCGTTTGGGTTTATTCGGTACACTCGCCAAGAGATAATTTTGCCGCATTTGCTCTAATAAGGTTGTAAAAGCATCCGTCTGTTGTGGTTGCACTTGCTCTTCTTTCGCTTGCACATACGATTCTTCTTCTTCTTCTTGTACCTGCTCCGCTTGCGCTTCTTCTTGTACCTGCTCCGCTTGCGCTTGCACCTCTTCTTCTCCCGATTCTTCTTTCCCTTGTTTTTTTGGCTTTTGCGCCTGCTTCGCTTGCGCCTGCTTCGCTTGCGCCGGCGTTTCTTCTCTCAGCGCCTCATTCAAATCAATCCGAATGACGTCGTGTTTAAATTCCACCGGCATGGACCGTTCCAGTAAACCAATATGCGGATTATTTAATTCCAAGGGTTGAAATAAATACAAGTCCCCAATATTAATCAAGTTCCCCAACCGGCCGTATTTATCACTAATGTATTCATTTTTCTCTTCTACGAGTTGGTTGAGTGCCGCATTGATTTGCACTTCCGGGTAGGTTTTCACCGCATTGAGCATGGCCACCAGTAAAGGTTTCCGATAAAAGAACCGCTCTTTCATCAACTGTTTTATCTTATAAATAATTTTATCATTGTTCATCATAATAAACGCTTCCCCGTAAGTATCGTTATTAATGGCTTCTGCATCCAACGTTTTCGCCGGTTTACAGGTATAACTGCATTTTTTCATATAATCACACGTCGCTGAATAGGGTTTATCCCCTACCGCATAATCTAAGGTGCCGCCGGAGGACAACTCTAGTTTAACCGTCTGTTGCATATGTTCCGCAATGAAATTGGCCTGTTGATAATTTAAAATACAATCCACCGCAATTTCTTTGATGACCCGACTGACATTGCCGATTTGCACGGCTTTCAATTCCGCTAACCGGTAGACATATAAATCCACCGCTTCTTCCCGCTTGTCCTGTAAAAGCGACCCGTACAGATAGACTTCCACATTACGTTTGACAAAGGGTAAGTCTTTGTGACTACACGTCCGTACCGCGCGGCCAATAATCTGTTCCGTGCGGTTCATATTATACCAGGGATCCAGGATATGCACTTGGCGGATAAACTTCAAGTCTAACCCCTCGGAACCGGCAAGCGAAATAAGGACAACCTTGACTTGTTCACCGTTTTTATTCGTGAGATCCGTTGTCATATTGATATCTTTCAAATTATCCGGGGATAAGCCTTTGTCGCCGGTAATCATCACGTATTTGGCGGGATAGAATTTTTGCCTTGCTCCTGCTCCTGCTCCTGCTCCTGCTCCTGCTCCTGCTCCTGCTCCTGCTTCGCTTGCGCTTGCGCTTGCCTTTGTCGTTAACGTTAGCGCATCTATTTTCTCCGTCGGCGGTGTTTTAAAGAGTGATTTCACGGTCCCGGCCCGGGTAAAGCCCAGTTCTTCTAACGCAATCGCAATCGGTAAAAGCCCGCCATCAATATACTGGGCATAAACCAACACTACGCCCGTGGAATGCATAATCCGGTCACAAATGGCTTTGATTTTGCCGCTGTATTTACCGATTTCTGCCGGGGCGAAGATGCGTCCCCATTGACTCGGTTTGTATTCAAAATCATAGCGACCGGGTGGGGAAATCGTCTCCGTAAACGTCATGAGGCGTTTTAAGCCGCCGGACCCGACAATATCCGCGGTGTCAATGTTTATTGGCTCGGTGGTTTGCGCTGCGCTTGCTACTGCTACTGCTGCGTTTGCGCTTGCCAGTCTCTCATCCGGATAAATCATATTCAGGGCTTCTATCGGTTTTTGCAACATAGTATAACCAAAGGCTTCCAGGTTTTCAAACGCCAACCCTTTCGTCTTGCTCTGTTTGACCTTTTGTAAGATATAATCGTACCCTTTTTGTTGATACGCGCCCACCTCCACTAAATATAAAGAGAGAAATTCAATCTGTTGGACCAAGGGTTTGCCATTCAATTGCATAACAGGCGCCGGCTGGACGGCAAAGGTGTGGTCGGGCGCAAATTCAGCCGGCCAAATCTTATAAGGAAACGTATAGGGGTTCTCGCCGCGCACGTAAGAAATATAGCCGGTCGCTTTGCGAATCAATAATTCTTCCCCCACCGGTTCCCCCGTCTTACTCAGCTTGAAGGACCCATCCGCATTAAAGACATCCTTGATTTCAATGGTGGCCCGGCGGTCATTGAGATTCATCAAATTCACCAACCAAATAATTTCCTTGTAACTGTTGTACATCGGGGTCGCAGAGAGCAGCAGTAAACGCAAATTATCCGCGTACGTGACGAGTTTAAACAATTCTTGGGCGACCCGTTTCTTCTCCGGGTTATCATCGGAAATCCGAATATTGTGGACTTCGTCAATAATGATTAAACGGTTGCTAAAATGCTGTTTGAGTTTATTACGGATAATGGTACCGCGTTTTTTGGGGTCGGTCACTTCCTCACCGACGGTGCTTTTCTTTTGGATATAATTGGCAAATTCCGTATACCCCAGAAAAACATAATAGGTGTTGATGATCCGTTTCACTTGGGCTATAATGGTCTCTTTCGTCAAGCCTTTCATATTCATGGGATTAATTTCCTTTAAAAACTTATTCCCCGTGCAGGAGCGAATATTCCACAGCCCGTCAATGAGTTTGAGTTTCCGTTCATCAAAGAGCTGGAGCTTGAAGTTTTCTTGCACGTTAGGTGAGGCCACAATGATGATGCGATTCGCAATATTCATTTGGATTAGATAATCCCGCATTTCTTCCGCAATACTAATGGCGGAGCAGGTTTTCCCACTGCCTAAACCATGATAGAGTAATAAACTGTTATAGGGGGTTTGAAAAGAGAGAAAATTCCGGACAAACAGCTGGTGCGGGGCTAATTCAAAATCCGCATTACACATTATTTCGGATTCAGTGATAACATCTTTGATTTCTCCGTCATATTGGGTATCAAAGAATTCTTTACGGGTAGCGAGATTGACGTTAAAATTGGGATCATTGAGATTGGGGTAGAGGTAGGGTAAAGAGCCTGTGCCAGAAAACTCTGCCCGCTCTTTTAATTCCATTTTATTCTTCTGTACGTTTATTTTTGCAGCATTACCTGTGGGGTCAACAACAGCCGGTTCTTCAACAAGTGTATTAGCCGGTTCAACAACAGCCGGTTCTTCAACAACAACGGCCGGTTCTACAACAAGTGTATTAGCGGGTTCAACAAGCTTAGCGGGTTCAACAAGCTTAGCGGGTTCAACAATACTAGATTCCTTTATTTTCTCACACTCGCCGGTTTTTTTATTTTTTCTAGTTCCTTTTGGACAACGAGGTTTAACCTCTTTAGTACTCATTTACTATACACTTTTAAAAAAAGATGTCACGTATAAACATTATATGTCCCTAGCACCGTATTAATTTTTGCCAACATGGCCAGTTTCTCTAAATTATACGGCCGGATCAATCTTATAGCCTCCTCGTAGGTACACCACGCAATTTTACTAATCTCCGTCTCTTGATACGGTTTGTAAGGATGTTGTGTAAAATGAATATGGCCCACGTAATATTTGTGTTTATAGGATTTATAATTGGAACCGGTAAAGATTTCTTCGTAAGGTAAGATATTTTGAATAATCTTTATACTATGGGTGGGGTATCCGGTTTCTTCTTCAAATTCCCGTAAACCACAGGCGAGATCTTTTTCTAAATTATTATGCCGACCTTTCGGAAAACCCCATTCGGGTTCTAGCCAATCCGACGCCGATTCGGCAATTAAGGATTGCAAACTGTAGTGTACGGTAGTACCCGTGGCGGCATGCACCGTTATCCCCAACTTTAGGGCTTCAAATTTATCCCGTGCATTTTTCTCTTCACTCCGAAATTGATTACATACACAATCCCCCCATAAACCAAACCACAACGTATCAAAATCTTCCGTTAACAGTTTCGTCTTTTCCGCTGTGGTCATTTCCGAGATAATATTCAATACATATATTTTATTATTTAAGGTGTATTTGCCCCGCATAAATTCAATATAACCAATGGTATCCTTCCGCCGAATCAATAAATACTCTAGTTGCTGCTCTACATTATACCGAAAGGCAATGATGCCTACACTTGTAATCGGATACTTGCAATTATTAAACGTGTGACCGGTTATCCCGCAATTATTACAATGACTCATACTGGTGCGGTTGCCGAGTGTCAGTGTATCATTTGTATAGGCGGGTATGCGGTAGGTAGTTGTATTTGTTTCAGCCATCGTTAGTGTTATTGGTTAAATCAACAATGTTTTTATATCTTTTACTATAATGACCTTAAATCCTGAAATTTGGGGGCCGCCTTACTGGTTTGTCTTACATACAATTGCGATTACCTATCCCGAACGACCGAATGACGTGGTGAAGAAGAAATACTACGACTTTATCACCAACTTACCGTTATTTCTTCCCGTGAAAGAAATTGGTAATGGCTTTAGTAAAATGTTGGACAAATACCCGGTCACCCCTTACCTGGATTCGCAAGCGGCCTTTGTCAAGTGGGTGCATTTTATCCATAACAAGATTAATGTGGCTTTGGAGAAACCGGAACTGACGATGGACGAAGCGATGATCAAGTACTATGAACTCTATAAACCCAAGGCGGTCAAAGACCAGGAACAGCGGAAGCGGAGAGAAAAGATTGCGTTCGCAATTATTGCATCGGTGATAGCCCTTTTAGGGATATATTTATACCTTAACAAGTGAAACGGGTCCAAGTGAAACAGGTCCAAGTGAAACAGGTCCAAGTGAAACAGGTCCAAGTGAAACAGGTCCAAGTGAAACAGGTCCAAGTGAAACGGGTCCAAGTGAAACAGGTCCAAGTGAAACGGGTCCAAGTGAAACGGCCAAATGAAATGGGCTCAATAGTATGGGAGAAATAATATGTCTTTAATATAACTATGAAATTTGAACTGCTCATCTTTGGCGCGACCGCCTTTTTTATTGTCAATACCTATTATGATGGAAAATATGTGCAAATCATGAAATCGTGGAAGAAATACTACCAAATGATTTCTATAGGCTTTGTGGGGCTGTCGGCCTACCTCTTTATCAAGAAATATCCGGGACATTCGCGGAGTTTATTTACCCACGCTAATGGGATTATTAAATATTTACCGATTGACAAGGATGCCACAAACTTACTGTTTGATTTGACGGATAAAGGCCAAATGTTTACACAACCGATGAATAATTACACGGTGCAACAGAATCGGGTGATGAACTCGGGGTATAATAACACAAACGCAGGGCAAGCACCAAAGGTTACCAAACGCTCCGTCAGTGAAACCAAAAAGAAATTTGTCGCGGCTGAACAAGGATGGAAATGTGGCGCGTGTAAACAACAACTGCCGGCGTGGTTTGAAGTGGATCATAAGATTCGGTTAGACAACGGAGGGTCCAATCACGTGGATAATTTAGTGGCTTTGTGCCGGGATTGCCATGGGAAAAAAACGGCGTTTGAGAATCTCTAACACACTTTTTAGAAAAAAGTGTCGCAAAAACAACCTTTTAAGAAAAGGTTGGACCAAAAATTACAATACGTACGTGTATTGAATTGATTGTAAATTAGTACACGATTAGGATATATTTTGGGTGAAAAATTACAATACGTACGTGTATTGAATTGATTGTAAATTAGTACACGATTAGGTTGTATTTTGGTCCAACCTTTTTCTAAAAGGTTGTGCAGTTCCCGGTACAATATTTGGACTAACCGCGGTGCCGGCAGGCGTCCCAAATTTAAAGCCATTTGTAATCGTTACCGCGTCAGAACCCGTCGCTGTTATACCGGTAACCGCTAAGAGTGAATATTGGGACAGAAATGGATAATCGTTAATAGTAATAGGCATTTATACTAGTTAATTTTATTATATAGTTAATTTTATTATAGTTAATTTTTTATAATAAAAATCATTTTAGCTAAATCCTTGGTTAGCTAAAATGTATGTATATATACTTTTTAGAAAAGTATGGCAAAAATATATGTATGCATTTATGTTATCAATAGCGCCCATTTACGATACTCTTGTAGGTCTCTAAATCCCGGCTGACTAATGCCTTGTTCATTACGCAAATGATATCGTTCTTCTTTGCGTCGCTCATTTGGCTGGTGTAAATTTTCGCAATGATGTTCTCCGGGTGGAGGGTTTCACACACCATATTATTCACCTCCATAACCCCATGCTTGGCCATTAACACATTGTATAACGTCTCGCCATTGTATTGCACCTTTTGAATATCATAGGCCGAATTCAGGAAACGGTAGGCCGGCGCCAGCTGGCCCTTATAGGCAATCATGTGATCTTTCGTCATAATGGTGGGTTTATTGGGATAACCATAGGCTAAAGCACTGGTGCCAAACCGAATGAGGTATTTATCTAAAGTCACCGTCTTGGTAATACCCAAAATCGGTTTGCCTTTAATCGTGTTTACACGGGGCGACAATTTCTCAATGTTGATCAAGCCTTGGTCGGTTTTAATGGACGTGCCGGCCGGGAAGCAGATATTAGAAATCGGTGGTTGAGGCGTGGGCGTAGGTGTGGGCGTAGGCGTAGGCGTGGGCGTGGGCGTAGGTGTGGGCGTAGGCGTAGGCGTGGGCGTAGGCGTGGGCGTAGGCGTAGGGATAGGCGTACACTCAGCATCAACTGAATAATTTCCTGTCTCTCCGTCAAATGTAACATTTTCGGTTTGGGCGTAAAGTCTACCGGAGATTTCCGAAGCGTTCGCAAAAGTAATTGCTGAGGCAGCGATAAACACGCCTGGAATACTTGGCGGCGCTGTCCCGGTAAACGTAATCGCAGTATTTGATAATGTCAACCAAAAGACATTACAATTTCTTGCGCCGCCGAGTAAAGTAATCGTGGGGACATTATTGAATGTCATACCAGACGTGGATGTAATGAAAAATTGGGCGTCGGGATCGCCTGCAGCGTCTAAAGTGATGTTAATACCTTGAAAAGTAATACCAGCTCCATTATAATTTATACCAGGATCTAATATAATATCCGTATTAACCGTGGTAATCGTTTCAGACAGTAATCCAGCTGTTTCAGAATTAATCTCTAAAACTAAATCCGTTAACTGAGTTTGAGCCGTGATCGCATTATCATTATCCAGACCTTGGGGCGAACCTTGAGGATCGTATGTGCCAGAAACCCCAAGAATTGCACCATAATAACCATTCGCAATAGTCGTGGTATTTACTGTCGTAATACCAGAATAAGCCAAAACCGCATAAGTATCAAGATCCGGAAAAGAAGTAAGATCTATAGGCATTATACTATACCTAAAGAATTTTTTCTAAAATATAGAGTTTTTCCAAATATAGAGTTTTTCCAAATATAGAGTTTTTCCAAATATAGAGTTTTTCTATATCTTTTTAAAAAATGTGTATATAATATACCTAAATGTCTCTAAACCCAAAAACCATATATAATAATTTTAGTGAAAAGGTCTATAGTAAACCGAGTTATATTGGCACCCTAGAAGTGTTAGAATACATTTGTTTCATACTCATTCTCTACTGGTATAACCCCTTTAGCATTTCTACGACCTATCCGGTGTTCACCAATAGTTTAACCTTGCTCGTGTCGCTCATCTATGTCGTCTTATTTTACTTTCTCTCTGAAAAAATAGCGCTCCCTAATACGGGTCCGTCGGAAACCGGTTTTTTAATAAAACTCTTGGGTACAGTGGGGGTCTTTCTTGGCTCCGTTGTCCTCCTCAAATATCTCGGCGGGTTCATCGCCGAAGGGCGACTCGGCATCCTGACCCTGCTGCGTTACTTTATTAAAGGCATGATTCTCATCGTGGCCCTGGCGGGCATCTATACCCTGTTAAAACCCTATTTTGAGACCGCTAAAGCGCGGGGGAAAGACAACAAGACGATTCTCGCCTTTTTTTTCAACCTCCTTATGTTTTTACCCTGTTTAGTGCTGTCGCTGATTGATTACGTGAAAAATCAATACCACATTACGACGAAACCGGTGTGGCTACTCCTGTTAGCGGAAGTGGTCTTGCTTGTTTTGTGGGTGCTCATCCCCCTGGGCCTCCATGCCTTCGCCACCAAGAACGGTATCCAACTGTTGAAAGCGCCACAATATATTAATATTGAGACGACATTAGGCACCTTTGCGGAATTGTACGGTACGGGTGCCGATACCGATAACAATAATAATAATAACTATAACACAATAGAAAAATTCAACTACCATTACGCGCTCTCTTTTTGGTTTTACTTGAATCCCCAACCACCCAACACGAGCCCCGCGTACAATACCTTCACCAATATCTTGACCTATGGTGACAAACCCGCGGTGCAATTTAATGGCGCGTTGAATACGTTACGGGTTTTAGTAGAAAGTGCCCCACCGGGCGCAGAAAAGAAAACGGTAGAAATCTATAAAACAAAGAATGTCCTCTACCAAAAATGGAATAATATGGTGATCAACTACGACCGGGGAACGATGGACGTGTTTTTGAATGGCGAATTGGTGGGATCCCGGCCCAGTATCGCGCCCTATATGACGTATGAAAGTATTCAAGTCGGTAGTAACAATGGTTTAGCTGGCGGTATTAGCAATGTCATGTACTACAAAGACAACATATCGCGGGACACAATTGAATTGATGTATCAAGTGTCGCGAGGGGGAGAATCTCCCACAACCTTTTAGAAACAGGTTGGACCAAAACACACCTTTTCAAAAAAGGTGTAGCCAAAATTCACAATAAAATCACAATAAAATATAAATAATAAATTGCAAATGTTTTATAATTTATAATTTATAATTTATAATTTATAATTTATTATATACGGCCTTAATAAATCTATTTACATCGCCTTCTAATAAAGGTGTAAATTGATGTATTTTATCATCATTCCATTCCCACCATTTTATTTTTAATAAAATTCTAATTTGTTTTTTATTAAATTTATATTTAAGTATCCGCAATGGATTCCCATACACAAAACTATAGGCTTTGATATCTGACATAATATAGCTATTATTTGCTATATTCACTCCGTCACCAATTTTGATACCAGGCATTATCGTTACATTAGAACCAATCCACACATCATTGCCTACATGCACTGAGCAAGAAGAGTTACTTAAAGGTATGATCCATTTGTTATCTTTTGTTATAATACTACCCCCATGTAAATAAATATTCACATTTTTACCGATAGTACAATAATTCCCAATACTTAATTTTGCATCGGTTGTGCCCCAATGTATTATAGGGTCACCTACTGTATTTTTACCAAACATGATTGTTATATAATTTCAATTATTCTTATTTTTTAATATCATTATAATAACTTATTTTTTGTTTCAATTTATATTAAAAATGACTATTAGATATAAATATATATTTAGCAAAGTATTATTGGTGATTTAGAGATAATTTCAAAGGTGTGTTTTGGCTACACCTTTTATTAAAAGGTGTGTGTTTTGAAAAGGTGTGTTTTGGCTACAACCTGCTTCGCTTGAACCTTTTTTAAAGGTGTGTTTTGGCTACACCTTTTTTAAAGGTGTATATTATAATGTCTTATTTCGCGTCGCCTTATCTCAATTACATCAACAACAACCAAAAAATGTCCGGCGGGATTAATACGAAACAAGGCTTACCACCGACCATTGGGCATGGGCAGTTTTCTATCAATACGATTAAGAAAAACGCGGGGTACTGTTCATGTGTCCAGGCTCGTTATCAACCGAATACGAACAAAGTCCTGCCGAGTGTGAACTTACCGCCGTCTACGAATTAGTATAATATAAAATAAAATATAAAATATGATATAAAATATTTTATATTTTATATTTTTCAATAAATAGTGACTTTGGGGACACGGTGTTTGCCGTAGTTGGATTTATTACGCTTCGCCAATTTATAAGCCTTCTTCGTATGCTTACAGCCTTTTTCTAAAATGTGGAAATCCACCGCGCTTGCTTTTCCACCCGTGACGGCACTCGCTAAACGGGCCACGCCCCACGATTGAGCCGTTTGATTCGGGCGCGACCCCGACGAAAAATACGCTCCCTGTCCTTTTTTTATAATCTGTTTGAGGGCATTTATGGAACACCCCGTGGCCTGTGCGAATTCGTTGGTCGGCCCAATCTTATCCACCTTATACACCCGCCGGGCTTTTAAAATATGTTTGGACACCTTGTGTTTATAAGACGGCAGCGCTTTCCGGGTGTAATATTTTTGTTGTTTATAAAGCTTCCGCGATTTTTTCAACATCGTCGCTTGTTGTTTTCTCTCTTTCTTTGATAAACCAAAAGGAATATATCTTAATGGAACGGTTAACATATATATATAAAGAGATACATATTAAACATTACTTTTGTTATAATATACATAAATGAAAGAAAAACCCGTAGATTATTCGGCTACATTAATTTACAAAATTACTTGTAAAGATCCAACCATAACGGATCTTTATGTGGGTCATACGACGAATTTTGTTCAACGAAGAGAACAGCATAAACAATCTAGTGTAAATAAAAGTAGTAAATTATATAATGTGATTAGAAACAATGGTGGGTGGACCAATTGGACTATGGAAATAGTAAACTTCTTCAATTGTAAAAACCTTTTTGAAGCGAAAACAAAAGAACAAGAATATTTTATCGCCTTAAATGCAACATTTAATAGTATGGAACCGATGCCCAAAAAAAAAGAAAAAGTTATAAAAATAAATCCTATAATAATTAAAACACCACAAAAAAAATCAACAGAACATTCACCTGTTAATATTAAACGATTTATGTGTGATAAATGTAATTACAATTGTAATAAACAAAGTGAGTTTAACAAACATTTATTAACTGTCAAACATAACAAAAAAATAAAATCATTAGATGAACCCATTAAATATACATGTAAATGTGGTAAAATATATAAATTTCGGCAAGGTTTAGGTTTGCATAAAAAAACCTGTATAATTACAAAAAAAATATGTGAAACACCTGAAAATAATAACCATGTTGCTGAAATATCAACAAAAGATACAGAAAAAAAATGTGAAACACCTGAAAATAATAACCATAATCTTGAATTATTAACAAAAGAAATAAAAGATTTTAATATTCTTGTATTAGACATGTTAAAGAACAATACTGAAATACAAAAACAAATATTGGAACTTTTAAAAAATAAATAATTAATATTTTCTACTTAAATAAATTTCTGAAAAAAAAAAGTAGTTTTTGGGTCTGGCGGACTTTTTTCAAAAAAGGACATTTTTAAAATGTCCAAAAACCAAAAGTCCCTTTTAAAATGGAAAAGTTTTTTTTCAAAAAAGTGATTTTGCTTGGAGATGGTCTGAAAAGTTAGTAAGAGCGAAAATATTTGTGACCATAATATTTTCTTATTATATTTTAATTAAAAAGGTTTAGGAAAGTTTTTATAGTACTATAGAGTATAATGGTAAAAACTCATTCAGCTGTTAAAAATACAAATATTTTCTGTTGTGAAAAATGTGACTTTACATGCTGTAAAAAAGGTGATTGGGCTCGCCATATAATCAGACCTAAACATTTACTTGTAAAAGAAAATCCGCAACAAAAAACACCAAAATTCTCTTGTGAAAATTGTGACTTTACATGCAGCAAACCACGAGATTTTGAACGGCATATTGTCACACCTAAACATTTACGCACGCTTGAAAAAAACGAAACCGCGGGAAAAAACGCCACTCACATATGCTCAAGATGTAACAAGAGTTATCAATATAGTTCAGGTTTATGGAAGCATTCAAAAAACTGTAAGGTAGAAAACACAAATGAAATTATAGCGCACACGACAGATGCTAGTGAAATAGACATAAATGATAATACATCTACTGATAAAAATTTAATGGAGTTAATAATAAAAGACAATTCCGAACTTAAAAATATTGTATTAGATATGGTCAAAAGCAACACGGAGTTACTGATAAAAGAGAATTCGGAGTTTAAGAATATTATACTAGATATGGTGAAAAGCAACACCGAACTACAAAAACAAATGATAGATGTCTGTAAAAGTAACAGCAATGTCAATACCAATATAAATTGCAATAACAACAGCAATAACAAGACGTTTAATCTCCAATTCTTCTTGAATGAACAATGCAAGGATGCCATGAATATCACGGATTTTGCCAATTCCTTTGACCTCCAGCTGTCGGATTTAGAAAGTGTCGGCGAACTGGGCTACGTGGAAGGGATCACCAAAATTATGATAGATAAACTGAATAGTATGGACATTTATAAGCGACCCATCCATTGTAGCGACGCCAAGAGAGAAATCATTTACGTCAAGGATGCGGATGTGTGGACCAAGGAAGAGAAAGACAACCCGAAGCTCCGCCAGGCCATAAAAAATGTCTCCTTCAGAAATATGAAACTCGTCTATAATTGGAGTAATGCATATCCCGAAAGTAAGGACAGCGAATCACGTTTAAATGATAAATATATGAAACTGGTTATTCAATCCACGGGGGGCAATGGGCCGATTCTAGAAAGCGAAAATAAAATCATACGACGGATTGTCAAGGAAATTATAATAGACAAGTCACATGTATAAGTATTTAGCATAAGCATTTATAAAAGTATTTAGCATAATTTCTATCTCACTTTATTCATGGAATATACCTTTATTCATGGAATATAAATTATATCTGATATTATATATATTATGGAAATCCTCCAAATTGTGTTAATAGTTATTCTCGTGATTGTACTTATTTACGTGATTATGTGGTTTTTCTCCAAAACGACGCAACTCACACGCATGGCTAACGGCAATGTCCAACAAATTATCTTGGCCAGTACGCTATCCAACAGCAAGAATTCCAATAATTACACGTATTCTACCTGGTTTTATATTAATGATTGGAATTACCGTTTCGGCGAACCCAAGATTATTTTAGGGCGTTTAGATAAAGATAATAATCCTGGACCGTCCATTACTTTAGATGCGATGGAAAACAATTTGACGGTGGCCGTCGCGTGTTACCCAGTGTCTAATTCGGCGTCCGCAGCCCCCTTGATTCACCAATGCAATGTCGCCAACATTCCCTTACAAACATGGGTCAACTTGATTGTGAGCTTGTACGGCCGTACCTTGGATCTCTACTTGGATGGAAAATTGGTGCGGACGTGTGTCCTCCCGGGGGTGGCGAAAGTGAACCCGGATACGAATATTTTAGTAACGCCGGCGGGCGGTTTCAATGGTTGGACTACGAACTTCCAATACTGGTCTGCGGCATCTAACCCCCAGGAAGCATATAATATTTACAAAGGGGGCTTTGGCGGCAGCGCTTTAGGCAATATCTTTAATAAATTCCGTATTAAGGTGTCTTTTCTCGCGGACAACCAAGAACGCACGAGTTTTGAAATTTAAAACAACCTTTTAGAAAAAGGTTGGACCAAAAATTACAACCGATGGGGGGGAAAGTTCAAGCGAAGCAGGCTGGGCCAAAATACAACCTTTTAGAAAAAGGTTGGACCAAAAATTACAACCGATGGGGTGGAAAGTTCAAGCGAAGCAGGCTGGGTCAAAACACAACCCTAATTATATTATAAATTTTTGGTCCAACCTTTCCCTCCATCGGTTGTAATTTTTGGTCCAACCTTTCCCTCCATCGGTTGTAATTTTTGGTCCAACCTTTTTTTAAAAGGTTGTTTTTAAAAGCTTGTGTATATATAAGACATGGCTGATTCGCAATACGGTAAAGTATCAGAAGGCGCAAGTGGTTTTATAAAACCGTTTTCCTCCAATAAATACTTACAAGGCAATCCGGATTTTTTACAATCCAATAGTTTAGTCGCCAAATTCGCCTTTTTAATCCTGGCCCTTATCTTGTTCGTTGTGGCCTTACGGCTCGGCTCCGCGTTCTTAGCCTGGTTATTAGCCCCCTCCGCTTCCCCGATTTTAATGAACGGGATGATCAATGCAACCCAAATGATGATTATCCCACAGGATCCCAAAATATCAGGCGCCATTCCGATTTTACGGTCGGTGAATAATACGGATGGTTTAGAATTCACGTGGTCCGTCTGGATTTACGTGGACAATTTTGGTTATAGAGAACACGACTACAAACATATCTTCCACAAAGGCAATGACGGCATCAATGTGACGACGCAACCGACGGGCATGAATTATCCCAATAATGGTCCGGGCTTATATATTACACCTAACACAAACGATTTAGCTGTCGTGATGAGTACCTTTGAGGATCCCAAGGAAGAAGTCATTGTGAAGGATCTGCCCTTGAATAAATGGGTGAATGTGATTATTCGGGTCAGTAAACAACATCAGTTAGATGTTTATATCAATGGCGTTTTAGCGAAACGGCATCTCTTGAAAAGTGTCCCGAAACAAAATTACGGTAATGTATTTGCCTCCATGAACGGCGGCTTTTCGGGCTACACGTCAGCCTTGCGCTATTTTAATAGTGCACTCGGTACGTCACAGATTCAATCCATTGTAGACCAGGGGCCGAATGAAAAAATGTTGAATGGGTCGGATATGAACCAAAGCAAACCACAGTATCTCTCTTCCCGGTGGTATTTTAGCCGATCGGAGGACTAAACACAACCAACCTTTTGGGAAAAGGTTGGGCCAAAATACAACCTAAACGGAAGCAAAATTGTGCGCAAATTCAGTATGAAATCTAAAGTATGAAATCTAATACATACGTAGGTACGATTACGTATGTACTCAAATGTTTTGGCCCCACCTTTTCCTAAAAGGTGGTTAAAAGGTGGTTTTACTAAGGCGGTGTACCACCTCTTTATATGCGCTTAAATCCTTTGTCTGTAAAGAATGATTTAGTTGATTAACGATAGCCGTTCTTTCATGAGCCCCGTAATTGGTGGTATATAGTTTGGCAATGATATTGTCGGGATGCAAGGTTTCACACACGAGATTATTGACCACCATCGTCCCGTGCGTGGCCAGTAACACATTGTACAACGTTTCCCCATTGTATGTCACCTTTTTGACTTGGTCAGAATAATCCAAAAACCGGTACGCGGGGACCAGCCGGCCGTCAAACTCAATCTGATGGTCTTTGGTCATAATGGTTTTCTGCGACGGACAATTACGATTCAATGCGTGTTGCTCAAACTTAATGAGGTATTTGTCTAAAGTGACGGTCCGGGTAATATGTAAAATAGTTTGTTTATTAATTGTATGGGTGTGTTTGTCTAGTAATTCAATATTGACAATACCTTGGTCGGTTTTAATGGGGGTGCCGGCCGGAAAACAAATGTTGGACATGGGTAACGGCGTGGGTGTGGGTGTGGGCGTGGGCGGGTCGTTAATCCCAAAGGCAGATCCCTCAGTTGCCCCATTTAAATTAATATTTAAGGCGATGGGCAGAGTTAACGGGTCAGCATCTGCCCAAGTCACGGGTGTTACAAGATTTGCACTATCATAAATAGCACCGACAATTTGTCCTAAAGTATTAATCCCATTTGCAACTCCCTCAATTGCTCCATTTAAATTAATATTTAAGGCGGTGGGCGGAGTCAACGGGTCAGCATCGGCCCAAGACACGGGTGTAAAGACATCTTGACTATTATAAATAACACCGACAATTTGTCCTAAAGTATTAATCCCATAGGCAACTCCCCCAATTGCCCCATTTAAATTAAAATTTAAGGCGGTGGGCGGAGTCAACGGGTCAGCATTGGGCCA